TCAACAGTAGATCAAGTTTTAGCCAGAGATTCTGATGGTGTTTGGAGAGGACGGGCTATTGGTTCTGGGGTTACTTCTGTTAATGGATTATCAGGAGTCGTAACGTTAACTAGTGACCAAATAACACAAGGGACAACTAACTTATTTTTAACTCCTGGGGCGATCGCTGCTCAACTAGCAGCATCAAATATTGAACAATTAGCTAATGTACAAGATACTATTGCCAATAATTTATACCTCCAAAAAGTTAACGGAGTTTGGCAAGGAGCTAGTATTACTTTTCCGGTTACTGGGGTAAATAATAAAACTGGTAATGTTACCTTGTCTACTACTGATATTGGCGAGGGAACTCGCCTTTATTACACTAATGAGCGGGTAGCTACACACGTTAATACTCTCAATATTGCCAATTTTGGGGGAGTATTCATAGGGACTCCCACCACGGGCAAGATAGTATCTGTTGATGCTAACGGGAAACTAACCTTTATTGACGCACCGTCAGGATCTCTAGTTAATACAGATGGTTTAGCAGAAGGAGCTACTCGCCTTTATTACACTAATGCTAGAGTAGCTACACACGTTAATACTCTCACTATTGCCAATTTTGGAGGGGTATTTACTGGTACTCCCACTACTGGAACTATTCCGTCTGTAGATGCCAATGGAAAATTAGCTTTCGGTAATCCAGTCCCATTGCAAGAATTTAAGGCGGTCACGGGGAGTTACTCAGTTCTTGCAGAAGACCATGGAAAAATGGTAAGAATTACAAATACAAGCACAGTAACGCTTCCTACAGGATTATCTACAGGATTTCAAGTTACGCTTTTCAACGAAACTAATAGCACGATTACTTTTTCTAGTACCGGAACAATTAAGGCTAAAGCTACTATTTGTGCTAATCAATATGGAGCTGTTTACGCTACGCACCAAGGAAGTAATGTATGGATTTTAGTAGGAGACTTAGGCTAAATGAGTAAGCGGATAGGGATAGGGAAGGCAACTAGATTAGCCAGAATAGGAGAAATGGTTAGTGTCGCCATAAACGGGACAACTATTACTGCAAAAGTTGCTAGAAACTTGTCTAGCACTAAAGTACTTGTTTTATTTGATGGTCGCACGTATCACGCTTACCCAGAAAGTCAAAGAACTACTCTTAAAAACGGTATAACAGTATTAGCCAAACACGAAAGAAGAAAACAATACTCAAAAATTACTACAAGTATTGCTATTTTGTTTGAAGTTGCCAATTATAGTGGGGTTTTTCCCAGAGAAAATGATAGGCATAGTTATTATGTTTCTGTAGACGGCTCTGAGCCAAGGCACATTCTTACTACTCCTGTTAGGATTAGAGTTCCAATTATAGGAGGAAGTGGAACTGATTTAATTACAATTAGTCCAATAGCTAGCTCTACTTTAACTTACTTTGGAAGGGGTCGTTATAGAGGCTCAATAAAGTATGGAGTACGCCAAATTATGAGGGAAATAGATGATAATTTTTATACAATAGATTTTTCTACAAACATGGTGGTATTTACTGAATCATCTATAAAAACTTATGGGTTATTTGGAGACATTCCGCCTGCACCAGAAGACTGGCAAGACATGAGACTAAGAGATAGGTTTGTTGGAAGTTATACTATCGAAAGGTTTCTTTATGACAGTCGTAGAGGCAGCGCCGCTCAGACAAGAGACTGGGATTATATAAGGAATTTGTATCTTAGCAACGTGGGCGATATTGCTAATGTTCATCCTTGTTTTTGGGAGGACTATGCCGGAGATAGTTTTGACACCTTTTTGCCACAAGGAACAGGAACAGGACGTGCCCTTCAGTATAACATTGACATGAAAAATCAAATTATATTTGCAGTAAGTTCGTCTTCAATAAGATCATTTGATCAATACACAACAACAGGGGCTACTTTACAAATTCAAGCATGGAACTATGGCAAAATTTCATCAGAAGAACATATTTCTTATGATGCTTGTACTATGTCTAGACAGAGGATTAATGATAACTATTATGCTAATCATATTTTTTCAAAAATAGAAATACCGTCTGGGTCGATAGTTGGGCACAACATTGCTGGTTTTATTACTTGGTCTAATTATAGATAGGCTTGAATAATATGGAAAATTATAAATGGGATGGTCAAGTACAGCGTTATCGAAATAAGCAAACAGGGCAGTTTGTTAAGACGGAAACAATCTTAAAATTAACTGAACAGAATATGCAGCAAAAAACAGAGAGGATGTTGCAATCTTTTGATGATGTTAAATCAGGAAGAATAAGCTTAAGTGAATATCAACGAGAAAACCTGGAAATAATTAAATATCTTCATACTCAACAATATCTAGTTGCAAAAGGGGGATTTAGAACTACGACTCCTGAGGATTATTTAGAAATAGCTAGGGAGCTAAAAAATCTTCATTATCCAGCTTTTAGAGACTTTACTCGGCAATTACAAGAGGGGACGTTAACAGAAGGGCAAGCCCGGGCGCGTATTCGTAACTTTAGCAAAGCTTCTGAAACCTTAGCAGACTTAGGGCACAGGTCAAGCGCTAAACAAAACGGACTTACTTGGGCGCGAAGATATTTAAGCGCCGTTGAACATTGCTCAGATTGTCCTATTTATGCTGCAATGGGAGCAGTTACCATTGATAATCTTATTCTTCCTGGGAGACAGTGTGAATGTAGATTTAACTGCAAATGCTATGTTAGGTATTTCAAAACTAGGGAAGAAGCAATCCGCTCTTAAACTCAACAAGGATAAAATAATGTTTGCTCGAACAGGAATAGTTAATCAAAGTAATAGAGGTTTTACCGAGACAGCAATACTAAAATTATTGAATCCCAGCCTTTTTTACAGTCCAAGACAAACAGGGAAATTTCAAAACTTAACATCTAGCTCTAGTCATTTTTTAGATTTTACTGGGTATAGCAATATTACTAGTCAAACTGCATTAACTAGTGGGTTTAGATTTTCATGGGATTATAGTACTAGTGGATGGAATGCAAATAACATTACAGAAAAATATTTTCCTCAGACATTTAGCTCTGCTAGTAATATGTCTTTTTTTATGTATATAAAATTACCTGCGACAATCCCAGTCAACTATGTTACTTTCTTTTCTTTTAGATCTGGGTCTAGTCCCATTCAATATGATTTTGATATTGAACTACAAAAAAGTAATCTAGCTTTTTTCTCTGCAATGAGAACATCTACCTCTACTCTTTATCCTTGGATAAGTGATAGTAACTCCAACGGTATTCTTAACAAGACTTGTTTAGTTATTTATAGAAGAAGTGGGTCTACTCATAATTTATTTGTAAATAATAATACAATGCTTAGTTATACATTTACCCCTTTAGCTCTTAGCACAAATCCTCTTTATATATACGGAGTTAATGAAGGAATGAGATATCAATGTTTTGGGTTTTGTAATTACAGTATTTCTGATAGCCAGGTAACAAGCTTAAAAAACTTGCTACCATCTGGGCTATAGAATAAAGTTATTGAGATTATTTATTGCTCCGACGCTAACATCTACGAGAGTAGCTAGTACCTGAGGTTGTCCACTGCCAATACCATCTCTATCAATACCGATAACAGCATTAGTAACTTCAGACACCCCTATTCTAATTACTTGGTTAGCAAGCGGATTATTGCCGTTATATCCTATCCCATCTAGCAATCTTGAGACATCTATTTTATCTTTACCTGGGGTAAAGTTTAATATTTCGTCTTGACCTTCGGCAATGTTGTTATAAGCAAAAGTGTTTTTACCGGAACTTCCTACCAGTAAATCTTTTCCTATTCCCCCGCCATTGTAAAAGGTATTGGAAACAATAGATGTTCCAGTTAAAACATCAAGACTATTTCCTCCGTAAAAAGATTGAGCATATTTTGATGTTTCAGTTGACGGAAGATAAGATTGATTTGTTAATAACCCAGTTCCTAGGGTATTGGGGATTCTTCCTGTTGCAATATCATAAATTCGATTTGCTGCATTATATACGTTGATTTGTTCGTATCTACCTGGAGCTTGCGTTAAAGGAGTATCGGTTTGTTTTATTAAATTTTTCATTTCAAGGGGAGTTAGCTCTCTGTTTAAATACCTTTCTGCAACCCCTTGTAATAAAGCTATTGACCCCGAGATAAACGGAGCTGCAAAGCTAGTACCAGCCCCTCTTATTGTAGAATCAGTTCCATGGAAAACAGGAATATTAGAGCCAGGAGCAGCTGTTAAATCTGTGCGACGTTGACTAGTATTCCGTAAAGAAAGAGATTCTAGTACTCCGTCTCCATTAGTCCCCATAACCCCAATAACGTTATTAAAGCCTGCTATTCCACTAGACCCTTCAGCTCGATAAGCTTGGTAATAATTTCCAGCTGCTGCTACAACAGTAACGCCTTTCTTTTCGGCTTCTCCTATTGACGTATAGAGCGGGTTAATATTGGATGCGGGTAAGGTAGCCAGAGTATTCATTGAATCGCTCAATGAAATATTTACGGTACTAATTTTATATCTTTCCTTGTTTTGACTAACCCAATCAATAGCAGATGATACTTCTGAAGTAGTTTTGACTTGAATTGGCAGAATTTTTACCCCCGGTGCTACACTAAATGCAACACTTGCTACTCTCGTCCCGTGAATGTCACCGTCATTTACGGAGCTTCTTGACCAAGTAAAATCAAGATCTTTTCTAATAAAAACGTCTTTAACTCCGTCATTATTATTGTCTGTTCCAAAACCTGCGTGATTTAGGTTAAATCCTACATCAATTACAGCTATTGTTTGTTCTTGTCCGTTTATTTCAAAAAATCGCGGGTCAGAATAAAATTGTTTTAATCCATTGCTAGTATAATTAATAAGATTCATTTTTAGTAGCTCCCTTAAGCCCTCTTCTTTAGTGTAATTAAGTTACATCTTTTGCTATCAAAGAACTATAATCGGTTTTCTTGTCAGTGAAATTACCTAGGAAAGAGGTTAAGGGATTTTATTGAGATATTGCTATGGTTTTGCACTAATAACCAATTATTAAAAAAAGATTAAGTTTTTTGCTACCCCAAAATAATAGTTGACATTTTTAAAACAATCAAGTATTCTAAAAGAGTAAACCAAAACAGGTAATCTTCATGGAAAACTTAAAAGACCGTCTAATCACAGCAGCTTCTCATTACGTTGTTGATCTGCTCGAGCCTTTATCTCCTTTGTGGATGATAGGGATGGAAGTAGTAGCAGAAGGCGAAAATTTCCCCAATTTTGACGAAAACGATTTAATCACCATCTTAATAGATCAACTAGAAGACGCGCTAATGGACAAATGGCAAGGAGCTGAGCCTTTTAACCCAGCTACATATACAGCGTTATGTGTTCTATTAAGTGACGTTGAATGGAATCAAATTTTATATGAGTTAATTCCTCAATGGAATTACTATATAGAGCGCAAACAAGAACACATCGCTCAACAACAATTATTAAGCTTGTTTGCAGGTGATTGCGAATTCTAAAATTAAGTAAAAAAATAATCTAAAAAAAAGCCCTTGAAGTAATACTACCTCAGGGGCTTTTCAAACCTATGAGCTTTACAAGCTTATCAACCTTATCAACCTTTTTAGTTTAGCGCGATCGCTCGTTGTATTTTGTTAGCATAAAATCAGGTCAACAAGATTAACTAAACACTGAATAAATGCTAATTAATAACGCAATTTTCAACCCAAATGGGAGCGATAGCACAGCAAATAGGTCGATTTGGTTTGGCGATACCACTAACTTGATGCAACTCAACGATGTGAAGTATTCATGGGCGGTAGGGCTATATAATCAATTGCGTGAAAATTTCTGGATACCGCAAAAACTTGATATTACCCAGGATGTTACGGATTATAAATTACTTACAACCGAGGAACGGCGCGCCTTTGACGGTATCTTATCTTATTTGACTTTTTTAGATTCAATTCAAACCTGCAATTTACCCCACCTAAAGAATGCCATAACCGCTCCTGAGGTGAGTATGTGCATGGTAGAGCAGCTTTCCCAGGAGGCTATGCACAATGCCAGCTATCAATACATGATTGAGACAATCATTCCCTCAGATAGACGGAATAGCGTTTATGACTTCTGGAGAGAGGATAAAATACTAGCCAATCGCTGTAATTACATTGCCGGGCAATACCAAGCTTATCTAGAAAATCCTAGTGGGGAAACTTATTTTACATCGTTGTTGGCAGACTATATTCTTGAATCCTTGCTATTCTATAACGGGTTTACATACTTTTATACCCTTTCATCTCGAATGCTAATGGCAGGGAGTGCAGACATCTTCAAGATGATTAATCGAGACGAATTAAGCCACGTTAGGTTATTCCAGAAAATGTTGCCAGAAGCTATGGCGACGTTTGCTCATTCTACAGAGCAGATTTACGAGATGTTTGATACTGCCGTACAAAATGAGATCCTTTGGACTAATCATATTCTGGGACAGGATATTTTAGGAATCACTTCAGAAAGTACTGAACAGTATACTAAGTATTTAGCAAATATTAGATTAAAGGCAATAGGCTTAAACTACTTGTATGATGAAGAAAAATTTAGAAAATCTCCCTATGCTCATCTAGAAAGGTTCGCTGATACAAAATCTGAAGGAAATACTAAAGCCAATTTCTTTGAAGCTGGAGTCACTAGTTATAGTATGTCTTCGGGGATATCCGGATGGGAGTTTTGAAAAGCTTTTGATTAAATCCTGATTTAGGGTTTTTAGTGTTTTAACCTTCCTTTTAGGGTTTTTTGTTTTTTTCTTAATTTTTATTTCTTTTTAGGGTTTTTAACTCTGTAGCGTAGGAGTTATTTAAGTGTTTAGTTGGGATAAATATAATGTCGGAAGATAGTAAAAAGTATAGAATCAACAAAGATAGCTTGAGTCGTTTATTGTCGCAATCTGGAGGGTTAGGGACTGGACAATACGACCCCTTAGAGTCAATTATTATAAATAAACCTAGAAAATATACAGCAATAGAATTAACCGACGCTTATAGGAGTATTTGGGCTTGTAGAAAAGTCTGTGATTTTTTGCCTCGCATGATGTCTAGGGGGTGGGGGAAAATTAATCTACCCAACAATATTGAGTTAGAAAATAAGTTAAATAAAGAGTTATCATTACTGCGCCATAAATACAGAGAAGGACAACGGCTCGCTAATTTATATGGCGGGGCGGTAATTATTAGGATAGTAGAGGATGGGCGCGAATATTCTGCACCCATAAATAAAGAAGTAACGAATCTTCGCTATTCTCGTGTTTTTACCCCATGGGAAATTTACCCTAGAGTCGATGGCAATGAAGACGTTTACTCTCCCGAATATTATGAGATGAACGCATCTATCGAGGGACAAGAAACAGTATTCAAGATTCATAGCGATCGCATTATTCGCTTTAGTGGGGCTGCCACAGATTACGAGTCTATGAGGTTTAACCGAGGGTATGAAGATTCCCTCTTAGTTCCATTCCTAGACCCTTGCCTAAGATATTTGACCGCGGTAAGTTATGTTGGCGCGTCGGTTAGTAGTTTTGAGTTTGTCATTCATAAATTGCAAAATTTATTTACTGAGTTGGAGAATGAAGAATCTCAACTACACCTTGCAGAACGCTTGAAGGTTGCCCATAATTCTCTTAGCGCGTTAAGAGGAATGGTTGTAGACAAAGAGGAAGAGGAGGTATCTGTTGTCAGTAGAAACTATGCGGGAGTCACAGAAATTATTGCTACATTGCGAGAGGAAATGATTGCTGCTTCTGGCTTGACTAAACCTCAATTTGTGCAAGAACACCCTGCCGGATTGGCTGCTACCGGGCAAAGCGAGCGATTAGCTGAAGCAGATAATATCCGAGCCTTACAAGAAGAGAAATGGGGAGAGCTTATCGAGGATGATTGCCGATTGGTATTAAAAAAACATAAATATTTTCTTGATAAATGGAAGTGGGAGTGGACTAATCTATTTCAGTTAAGCCCTCTAGAAGAAGCCGAGCTACAACAAGTTGAGGCTAATTCTGACGCTATCAGGATTAGTTCAGGAGTTTTAACCCCAGAAGACGTGAAGAAAAGAAGAAACTATTGATATCTGTGACAGAATATAGATAGCGCGCTATTTATCTGCCATGAAACCTGTCAATCTGAAAACTTTAAACACTTTATTTGGCTTGCTAACTGAAGAAGAGTTGAGTACTGACTTTGGAAAATTTAAGCTTAAGCACAAATTAAATTTAATTAAATAATTAGCAGGGGGAGACGAAACTACGGTAACAGTTGTTGATTATTTATTAACCAACGTTGTTGCCGAGACTTCTTTCCTTTCAACCAACAATCAAATTTATTTAAGCAGTTATTATTCATCTCAAGAAGTTCAGGAGATTAACTCTACCCTAGGACTTTCGGTAAATAACTTAGTATTATCTGAAGAATTATTAGACAATATCTATAATAAAAATAATGGTATTGCAAATATTGAAGATTTATATTATCAGCTAAAATGTAGGCATTTTAAGCCAGTTAACTATTATTTAGACAACAAATATCAAGGACTGACTAATGTAAGGGATAGATTACAGTACGAAAAGGAGATAGGGAATTGAATTATGACAACTTCCCCGGGATTAATCGGGAATACCGCGTACAAGAACTTATTTCTCCTCCTTTATGGTTTGAGGGGTACTCGATCTATAGAACTGCCTGGTGTAAAAAATGGGTAGCGCTGGTAATCCTAGATCCTGAGTTTAAACAGACAGATTTATCAATTGATGAATTGTATCAGTCAATTCTCTACGAATGGGGTTTACATCATTATCAAAATGATATCAGAGGTATCCCTGTCCCCAACCCTCCTCAGTTTTATCAATTAGAAGACGCAGTTAAATATTTTTATTACAAACAAGTAGTAATTGAGACTGTCAGACCCAGTACGAGATATATCTCTTCAACCTATCCTCTTCGGTTGCCTTCTCGACAACAAAGCACCCCACCAAGCCGATTCACTGGGGTGCTTTGTACTATTTCTTCTATTCTTAAAGTTTTAAGCGGAGATAATCTTAGGTAGCAAACTAGCGATCGCACACAGGAATAATCAATCTTTGCAGTGCTTCATTAGCTGCTTTTAGTGGATGAAGCCCGTCTTTTTCAATCAATCGACTGGTTAGCGATTCCGCTTCTGCCACATAGGATAGCTCTTTACTGGTCATTTCGTTTCTGGGGTTTTTGGCAGTCCAATCAGTTTTTAATCGAGTTGCACGGCGGTTAAATATTCCCAGATAGATTAGGTCAGTAACAAGAGCGTAGAGATTTTTGTCCGCATGAGGATAAGATAGTAGATAGTCTTTAATGGAATCGGTTAAAGTCCGTCGATTCTCTTTGCCATCTTGTCTGTCTTTAAGCCATTGCTGGCGCTCTTCTTTCTCAAACTGAATACAGAAAGCATCAGAGAATAGTTGTTGCAGAGATAGCCCCATTAATTGCTCTGCCAATTCTTGGGCTACAACATCAGATTTTTTTGTCAAGACTTTGACTACAGCTAAAAAAGATGGCAAGTCTATCATTAACGTTGCATTGCGGTTGAATTCTGTTTTAACCCTGGTAGTCTTAAAACCTTCTCCCATTAAGCGTTTTAGCATTTTTGATGCTTGGTTTTGGAAGTCTTGAAAATAAGGAAAAATCTGAGCAAGCTGAGGGACTGCTATCCCAAAAGTCCCGTCATGTAACATCAATCCTTCAAACTCAAGATGTCCGATTTTAACAGTTGCTATTTCTGCTCGTGGATATGATATCATTTTTTTAGCCTCATTCGTGATATGGGGTCATCACCGTTAAGCGACTTTTGTAGCTTGCAACTACTTCTGTTCGCGGTGATTTAATAATAGTAACACAAAAAAACTCTCCTTCTTGTTTACGACAAAAAGGAGAGTTTTGATTTTTTGAGTCTAGATTGAAAATTCGCTAATTGCGGTAGATAGCCTATCTATTTCAGCTAACTTATAGTGGGGAATAACCAAGACTAGATCATCTCCAGTTCCACTGGTTTCCATGGTCACCACCCAGTTTTTCCATGTCTTTTTCACGTCTAACACTCTTGAAATATCTATATTTAGTTGGTCTGCAATTATTTGTTTCCGCAAATTTTGATTGATTTTCATGATTATTTTTAATGATTTGTTGTGGTAAATGTTTGTTGACTGCCAGCCATGTTTGACTGGCAAGATTCTACATGATAAAAAGCTCTAAAGCGGCTTTAATTCGCTCGTAGTAGTTTTCAACCGCAGGGCGGTACTTAAATGATTCTATTGCCCCGATTTCTTTTTTTTCGACATCGTCCCAGATAAAAGCAGTATAGACGCTGTATGGTGCACAATACCGTTGAGCTGCAAAATCTACTCGGGATAGTATTACCCAGTACTGCTCAGAAAGTTCTGAGCACAACAACCATGTTGGGTTTTTAACTCCTTTACTGGGACGTGGAAGCAGAGGGGGGAGTTTTGCGGGGGTTTGTGGAATAGCTGGAAGAGTTAATGGTTTCATTTGATTTCCTGTTTTTGTGTTTACTCTTTTATAGTAGTTTACTGTTTTGAAAAAGTCAACCCTTTTAGGGAAAAATTTTTATCATCTATTTGGGGTAAAATAGATAAATTCCTAGAACTCTCGAGTTAATCGAGATTCCTGTTTTGTTTACGATTTACGGCGATCGCTACAGCCGTTTCCTTCTTTCACCATCTGGAGTTAATCGCTTCATAAATAAGCTCTACCCATAACTCAGTTATCATCTTGCACGATAGTTGAAACACTAAATAGCCATGAAATTGTGCAAGATTATATTTTTCATAATCTCTATCTAATCCTGCTCCCGTGCCATGAGCTTTAGGGGATCGAGAATACGTCCCGCCTTGTATCTCTATCGCTACCTTGGAAGGCTTATGGACAAAGTCAAACCTGAATTTTCTCCCCGGCACAAGTTGTACCTCTCTATCAAGAATTGTCAAGGGGTACTCTTTTTGCCATATAGTTAAAAATTTTTCTTCTATTTTTGATGAGGGCATGAATGGTTATTATTTTAAATATTATTAGTAGTACTTACTACTAATATAACCATGGGGATACTGCGCTACCAACCTTATGATAATTAGAACTATTCAATTATTTGCAAAACAATCTAATCATAGATACGTTACTGAAGTCTATGACCATCTATCTAAATCATGGTCACCTACAGAAAAATGTCATCATTATTATAAAGATGCTAAAGTCAGAATTAACAAAGAGATTGTTTTTTTGGTGGGACATAGTATTGACAATGCAGAAGAATTAAGTAGTTTCACTGTTGACTTTTTAGGGCAATCTCTTGACTGGAATGATGATACTAAAGTATATAAATATGTTGAGTGGGTTGATTTTTTTGATGCTTACTATTAATTGTTAAATAATGTTATATTTTTCTTAATCATTATTTGTCAAAAAACAATCTTTTATAATTTCCCCCTGATAATTTTTTTGTCAGGGTTTTTATTTTTTTTACACAAAATCCACAAAAAACTTTTAAAAACAATACCTTATCCCCAAAAATATTTAATAGGCTATTTATTCTGATTACGTCTCTCTTCCTTTAGTTATAAAGATTCTTACAATTGAATGTGACATAATATTTAAGGATTAAGCTTATGACTACTAACTTTTTGGTAGGGGGTGGCAACAAGGTAAGTGTCAAAGTATCGGAAATTGCGGAAACTGTGACATCACCGACACGAGGTGGAGCTACCCAGGTACTTGGCGGAACTCAATCAGGATTCAATATTTCTGCCGATCAAACAGATTCTAAAGTTTTTGAAGACGATTTAGGTTTTGCTTTTGGAATTGTTACTGGTCAATCTTGGGATGTTCCCTGGACAGCTAACTTGTTAACCGCAGATCCTGGTCATGTAATTGTAAAAAAAGCTGCAATAGGTGCAACAAACGGGAAAAAAGTCGGTATTACCGTAGAGGTTAAAAATCAAGCTCAGGTTGTTATCTCGAAATTAGAAGGTGTAGCTATAGTTACCAACTATTCAGAAGATTACCCTGCTGACGGAATTTTAACATATAACTGTACTTTCACTGGATACGGAAGCCCTACCCTAGATGGTGTTGCAGGTGCTCAACCAGGTGCATAGTGATTGACATTGCATTAACCCCAATAATTAACAATAACAACGAGGTGATTTTAAATGGCTAATATTCGACCTACCAATATTTTTAGTGGATATACTGCGGATGCAAATGGCTTGACTATTCCTTTTTCTGCAATTCCTGGACTTACCGCGGCTGAAGCTCATCCTACCACTGGAGATGCTCGAGAAGTTATACGTCTTATCTTGGAAAAATATTTTACCGTGATACAAGCTTTAGCAACTGCCGATAAACCTGTTTCTATGACTATCACTAGAGGTAGTTTAGTTGGTTTAGATTCCATTACTGTTCGCCGTAGCTATCAGCTATCTTTTGACGAATCTGTTGCGGCTAATGCAACCGCTCTCAAACCTGAGCCTTAGTTTTTTATTTAGGCATATTATTTGTGAAAAAATAAACCCCTCTTTGTAAAAAAAAGGGGTTTATTTTGTGCATGAGTTATTTAAAATTCGGCGTTAGGGTTATCCGGGAAATAATCCAGATAATCAGTTAGTGGAACATGAATTTTTCTTTTGTAAACAGCCTCGTAATATTCATTAGACCGATATCCCTCGTCTTCATTATGGTCGACCCAGTCATATTCTTCAATTTCTTCTTCTATTTTGATGCACTTTAAAGCTTCATAAAAAGCGTCAAAGGAGTTTCGGAACAAGCTTAATACTTCTTCAATTTCAATGAGAGTTTTAATGTTTGAGTTCATAGGGGTAACCAGTTTTGCTTACCCCTTCATTATAACTTGCTTGTTTTAAAAGTGTCAAGTAAATCTGCAAACAAAAAACAAACCCAGCTCAACCAATCAAAAGTTAAGCGACAGCTGATTTACTCCGCCCTTTTTTTTTGCCAGTAAAGCAACTAGCGCCGTAATTAAACTAGCTGTTTCTTCATTGGTCAAGGTATCAGCCTCTTTCAGTGTCCTTTCTATTAAATTAGGCTTGTTGACAGACTCTTTAGATTCAGTATTGTTTAGGTAGTCTATTAAATCTGATGGCGACATCTGTTTTAACTCCGCCATCTTATATATGAACTCGTTCTTAGGATAAGATTTGGCTTGTTCCCAAAACGTTACGGTGGAAGTTACCACACCAAAATATTCAGACATTTGGCGACGAACCCAATAGCGTTTCTCTCTCTCTTCCCGGCAGATAACCGCCCATCTTTGAGCTGGTGTTTGGGATTCGTATGGTACATTGATTTTAGGCATTGTTTTTGCATTGACAATCTTTTATTTAAATTTATTGTAGCCGAGATTTTGCAAAGTAAAAACAAATTATCAAAAATTCATATATATATATATATATATATATATATATATATGCTGTGTGAAGCACAAACTTTATTAGTAGATTGTTAAAAAAGTTGCCTTGCTCAATTAAAATATAAAAACGTCTAGGAACAAAATTTATGCTATTCCAACTCAATCAATTAAATATAACTCCCGACTCATTCAGGCTCTTGTATGCAATCATGACCGCTGCTTATCATGACAAAATGTGGGATACAACTCATGGGATTTTAGAACGAGACTCTAGACTTAGCCGTTACAAAGTTCGGGCATCTCTAGACGAGCTAAAAAGAGAGAAATTGATCATGACCAAAACTAGTACCAGTGGAATCAAGATAACCTTAATGCCAGTACTGGTTGATATGATTTACAAAGACTATAAGCGTAAAGGAGCTAGTCAACGGAGTAAAAATATGACAGAGATAAAAAAGTCTCAATCTCCGAAACAGGAGAAAAAAGCTACGAGGATTTCCCAGACATCCTCGACGCAGACCTTGACTCCGAAACCCCACCGGAATACTTCAAAGCCTTCTTTACAAAGCACTTCCACGAAAACAGTAACCCAGGCGATTCAAACTCCGAAGCAAGTACAGACTGCTCCCGCGAAACCTCCGACCAAACCTCCAGCCAAGCAGCCATCAACAAAACCCCCGACAAACCAAAAGCTAAAGGCTTTGGATAAAAAACCTTATATGACCACGAGAGGAACGCTTTGTAAAGTTTTTGAAGAGTGGTTAAAGAATTATGAAATATTGAGTGATATTGATATTGCTCAGTTGAAAAAGAATGATGACAAGATGATGCGGTACTGGAAAGACTTTCAAGACTATGCGCGTTGCTGGCTGAGCCTTAATCGTCAAATTCAACGTCCTGAAAGAGATTTAAATAAAATCAAGGCGATGAAAAGAATTGCAGGATTAGCTAAAGCAAGCTAGCTTTTAGCTCCAGAATAAGAGATAATGTTTTTTGTCTCAACAAGTTTGTGAATTAATAAATAAGGAGTTTATATGACAACGCAAGGGAAACTGCCACCCAATTCATTATCGGGAGAGGAAAGTCTGTTAGGCTTGTTGTTGATGAATAGCGATAACTTGACGACTATCGCTGAAGAGTTAGCTGTAAGCGATTTTTATTCACCAGCACATCAAAAAATTTTTGAAGCAATTAAACGTCTTTATAAAAAAAATAAGCCAGTAGACTTGATTACAGTCACACTGGCTTTAGAGGAAGCCAATCAGTTAACAAGTGTGGGAGGGAAGCCCAAGCTTGCTGATTTAGTGGAAAGAGGCTATATGTGTTACAACCCTTTAGAGGTTGTTTTTGTTATTAAACATAGTAGCATAAAACGCAAGCTGTTATCTGCAACGCATGAAATGGCGGGGCAACTTTATGATCCTAGTACTGATGCGCTAGACATAATTCAAGAATATACAGAAATTTTGCTAGGACTTGGCGATAGATTGCGGTGCACATCTAGTGGCTTACAAGATATTTCTGAGATTATTCCTGATGTTTTGACTGACATTGAGCAACTTAATAGTGAAGAAGATGTTACTACAATAAAAACGGGATTGTATGACCTTGACAAGCTCAGTGATGGATTTCCTAGAGGCGCTCTCACCGTTATTGCCGGGCGCGCTGGTATGGGAAAAACGACAACTGCTCTCCAATTAGCCCTGAACGTAGCTAGACAAGGTAAACAGGTGTGTTATTTCTCTCTAGAGATGACAAAAGTTCAGCTAGTCAAAAAAATAATAGCTAGAACAATAGCCGGGGATGATCCTCATCCAAGGGTCAGTGCTTCAAACCTTTTCCGGAGCAAAGGGTTAGAAGATGCGCAGGATATGGAAATTTTTGTGAAAGCCATTCCTGATGCAATGGAACTAAGTATAAAGATAGATGAATACTCTAGTGCAAATACTAGCCACATTCGCAACGAATTAACAAAATTAATTCAAAGGGGGACAAAACCAGATGCTGTCTTTGTTGACTATATAGGGATTATGTCCGGCGAAACAAAGAATCAAAACAGAGTAATAGAGCTAGATAATACTCTTAAAGAGTTACGGGTTATTGCCAAAGATTTTGACGTGGCTATAATTGGACTTGCTCAAATCAATCGCGGGGTAGAGTCTCAATCCGACAAACGACCAGGGCTAAAAGATATCCGAGAATCAGGTGGGTACGAGCAAGAAGCGGCTCTGGTTTTGGGTCTGTATAATGCCGATTATTATAAGCCAAAGGATTCTCCAAGTATGGGAGTACTAGAAATAATCCTCTTAAAGAATCGTTTTGGTGGGACAGGAACAGTTAAAGTTGGTTTCGAGCCACAATACAATAGGCTTCTTAACTTGGCGTTGTAGTATTGCTATTACTCATGTTGACTTGATATTATTAAAACCATCAAGTCAACATAAAAAAAGCATGGAAAGAGCATTAATTAACGGCGAAACATACCAGACGGTATATCAGCGGAAAAAGTACGCGCCAATAAAAAAGGAATTCGCAAAAAAAAGAAAAGAGGACTTTTTCTTGCGCTACCCTAGCTGGGACAGGCAAAAAAATAACCTTACCGATGAAGAGATATATATTCTCAATAATTATTACGGGCTTGAAGGTCAACGTCTTTACGTTAAGGCTATAGCTAGTTCTTTGGGTATAACCCCCCAGTGGCTACACATCCGAATCAAAAAAATAGAAGCTAAACTACTGGAGAACTAGTATCAGTTAATCCAAAAGCTTCAAGGGATAATTGAAAAGGATTGTTAGGAATACATTCAACGAGAGATAGCATCATTAGTGCTATCTTTTGTATTTCTAGTTGAGCATTTGGCGCGTTTCGCAATCTTTGAAAATGAACAAAACTTCTAAAATTAAAAGTAACATCAAAATCTAGTTGCTTGCAATAAGGAAGAAAATACCGACTGCATTCTTTTGCTCTTTTTCTGCCAACTACTGGCGTTAGTCGCTCACAGGTTAAATGGTACAATTTGTGCCCTAACTCAGCATAAGAATTAAGTAAATCAATAATATCGCCAGACTGATTAAAGTCAGGGTACTCAGCTAAGTCTTTTGACACATCTTCTGCTAAATGAATTTCAGTTCCATCAAATGCAGCCCAATCTGAGGGGAGATACCATTTATCTGGTAATTCTTTATACCTAGCAGATTCTGTGTTAATGGAGACCCCGATACGATGTTTAAGGAAATGAATATGACTGGCGATGTCGGCTCGTACCTGAAAATGTAAGGTACTTTTCTCGAAGGGAGTATGATGTCCCGCCCCTGCCAAATAAAATAATAATTCTTTTGGCGATCGCTTTCTGTTTGCTTTTGCATCTTCAAACAGCGAATGAATCCATGTATTTTCTCCAACCTTATCCTCTACTGATTGTTGGTATAGAGATGAGAGAGAGTCTACATTGTCTAAACAAGTAGACTGCCAAGCTGATAAACAATGGGTTTCATCCCCACCGTAGTAACCAATTAAAGCAACAAGATTTTGATTGTTATAAGGCATTAAACTTTCATTAAACTTTTGAGAGTATAACGGTTTGAGGTTGATTTTGGTACTTGCCTTTTCTGTCGGAATAAGAGGTATTGCAAGTCTGCCCTTCAAAGAAAAGAAGTTGAGCTACCCCTTCATTAACATATAATCGACAAGGCGTGTTAGATGTATTGGCAAATTCTAGAGTAAGATAGCCACACCACCCAGCTTCTAACGGAGTTATGTTGGCAATTATCCCGGCTCTTGCATAAGTTGATTTTCCCACACATACCCCTGTTACATTCTCTGGCATTTTAAAAGCTTCTACAGAAACACCTAAAGCATAGCCATGTGCTGGGATAACAAAAAATTCGCCATTGTTATCTACTAAACTGGGTAATGGTTCAAGAGAATCATCTTTAAAGCGCTTAGGGTCGTTAATCTTTTTGTCTTGAGCTTTAAATATCCGAAAATCTTTCTCGGATAACCTGATGTCGTAGCCATAGGAACTTAAGCCATAGCTAATTACTTTACGATTATTGACGTGAGAAATTAGTTGTTTTTCAAACGGGGTAATCATTTGTACTGTATTAGCTAGATGACTTATTTTTTTATCATTCAGCACCATTGTCAACCTCCGCATTATTAATTAATTCTGCAAACACAGATAATTTAGTAGACAAATTTTCTTGGTTAATTATGTTGTTAGCATAAGCATTGATAAATTTATCTCCTTTGCTTATTAACACTTTTAATTTACTTGACTCCAATAAAGCTGTTTCTATTTTTATTTCTTTATCAATAGTCATGTCTTTAACTATTTTTATCATTACTTCCACTCGTGATTGTTCCCGGGATTCTGGCACAATTAACTTAAGCGCTCGCACTAAATAAGAAAAGCAAGGCAATGGCTCATATACTTGCATTTCAGGTATCCATTCTTTGCTTTTATGCACTACAATTGCTTCTTTTAAAGAACGGAAAAAATATAATTCTCCTTCCTCTGACCACTCGGAACGATAAGATTCTTTTAATATGTTTATCAAAGGAATTAAAACATCTTCATTCCCAGTGTAAGTATCTTTAATTTGTGACAATCTAATTTCTGTTATCATTTCAGTAATTACTCTAGTTGCGAGAAATGTATTTAATGATTATAGCTGTAGAGGGAATTAATGGAAGTGGCAAAACAACTTTAATAAAAAAACTAAAACACACTTTAAATAATTGCAATCCCATAACTATTCATCATCCAAATAATAACTCTTTCGAGGGGGAAAAAGCATTAGATTATTTTGGAGAAAACAATAACTTAGAGGGTGGGTTATGGGCACTAGAAGATATCAACCGTTCTTATGCGATCGCCAGGCAACATCCTAAAAATTGTTATATTTGGTCACGGTGTCAAATGTCTGCATTAGTTTATAACGGTAGCTTCCATAGAGATTTTACTGCCTTAAAGAATAAAATTTTTAGAGACAGGTCTTACCCAGATTGCTTGATTTACTTAGATATACCCCCTGAGACTTGTTGGGAAAGAGTTGTAAATCGAAATCGAGCTAAAGATATAGACTTAACACTAAAAAAGCTAAAAAGAGATTATTTTCGGTATCAAGAAATAAAAAAAATATTTAAAACTCTTCATCAAGAGAATAAAATCGAGTATTATTTTGAATATAAATTAAACGATAAATAGTTATGAAGATATTTGAAGAAATTTTTTATTGTGATATTCCGGTGTTTGAAAATCATCCAGCGACTCAACTAAAATGTTTTGCTTATCGATGTGAAGATAATACCTTGTTTATCAATGGTTATTATGAATTCTTCGTTGACGAGGACGAGTGTCTAGCCCATTACAGAAATTGTCAAATTAAAACTCGAGATGAAGAAATGGAATGGGAAGAGGTTTTATTTGATGCTATTATCGAACAAATATACTTAAAATTTAATATAGATATTGAGCTAATTGATGAAGAAGGATTTTGGAATTCAGCGTCTGTTCCTACAATTATTATTAAGTATATTTATGGCAACGACAAAAGCTATGATAATGATGATAATAATGATAAT